AACTTGTAGCTAATACTGGAGTTGGGTCGGGGACTTTAGAGCAAAGACAAAATGCTCTTAACACTCTTATTCAACAAGGTAAGGCTCGCAATCTTGCAGAACGTGGATCAGAAGATGCTTTTCCAGGTGCCCCCACCAATAACGATGGTGGTGGTGTAGATGATACCGGTGATGTAAATTTGCCTTCGGGTCCAGATGCTTTTCTTATGTTAAAAGCCGCACTTGAAGAATTGGGGTTAACAGGGCTGGATGGTCAAGTTAGAGATCTTGTGGCTCGAAACATAACAAAATCAGATGACGTGCTTTTTTATCTTCGTGACACCGAACAATACAGAACAAGATTTAAAGCCAATGAAGTTCGTAAATCAAAAGGTTTAACTCAATTGCTTCCTGCTGCATATGTCGCAATGGAGCAAGGTTATAAATCGGCGTTAATTGCCAATGGCTTTGATCCCACGCTTTACGATGAATACACCGATTTTCAAAATTTAATTTCTGGAGATGTTTCGGTTGCGGAATTGCAAAACAGGATTAATGAAGGATATAGATTGGTCGCAGATGGTGACCCCGAGGTCATCCGTCAAATGCAAGAACTTTACGACGTTACTCCGGGACAACTTGCCCAATACTTTCTTGACCCACAAAAAACTTTACCAAAACTTAAACAACAAGCAAATGCCGCCAATCTTGCAGCAAGAGCCAAAGAGCAAGGCAAATTACAATTAACGCCAATAACCGCAGAAGAACTAGTGTCTCGCGGTTATACCGAAGCTCAGGCCCAACAGGCCTTTACTTTGTTGTCTGAAAAAGCAGGTTTATTTAGCGAAATGGCAGACGAGGAAGTATTGACCGAATCACAAAAAATAGGTGCTGCTTTTGGTTATGACGTTTCTGCCCAACAAGCCATTGAACAAAGAGCCGCAAAAAGAAAAGCCGTTTTCCAGGGTGGTGGATCCTACGCCAGAACAACCGGCGTAACATCAGGCAGTATTGAAACTGGTCTTGGCGTAGCTGAATAATTAAATACTTAATTTTCGGTTATGGGTGTGTTATAGTTTGGTTATCCCGTTTGGGATAACCATTGGAGCCCCCCGATTTCAATGTGTACACAAGGGTGAGATTTGCAGCCACTTTGGTCCCTCCGACCAGAGTGTGGGCAGAAGGAGTGGGTCATGTCAGATGCAAACATGGAGTTTGAAGAAGACGTTAAGGACCAGGTAGAACGGAATCCAGTACGCGCACAGCTTCGGAATCTTGAAGCCAAGAACAAAGAACTGGAAGCCAAACTGTTAGAAGCTACAGAGGCACAACGTAAGTTGGCATTTGTGGAAGCGGGCGTTGATTTAAACGCTCCGATTTCACGCTACTTCGTTAAAGCCTACGATGGCGAAATGACAGCAGAAGCAATCCGCCAAGCCGCAAGCGAAGCAAATCTCATTGGTGTTACGCAAGTAAAACCTGATACGCAAGCAGAACAAAATGCTTGGAATCGGGTACAAAGAGCGTCACGCGCCAGCGAGCAAAGCGATGGGCCTGTGGACTGGAACGCCAAAATCCAAAACGCCAAAAATCAAGACGAGGTTATGCAGATACTGGCTCAGGCTAATCAAGCAGCACAAAATAACTAGCCTCAAAGCGTGTCTTTGGGGAGAAAGACCTCAAGGTCATGGCAATTACACAAGCAAGTTCATTATCAGTAGATCAGCAAGCGTTTGATCAGATTGCGTATTTCGCACTCCGATCAGAAATGCTTTTTGACGCAGCAGCAGACGTACAGCCTGTTGCACAATCAATGCCTGGTTCATCGGTCACGTTCACGATTTTCTCGGAACTTGCTGATGCAACTTCAACACTCAGCGAAACGGTTGACCTTACGCCAACAACAATGGCTGACAGTCAAGTGTCCGTAACTCTTTATGAGTATGGCAACACAGTAAACACCACAGCCAAACTGCGTGGAACTTCGTTCCTTGACGTTGATGCTGTAGCAGCAAACCTCATTGGTTACAACGCAGGATCGTCAATCGATACTGTTGTTGCTAACGTTTTGAAGGCTGCAACAAACGTTGTTTACGGTGGTGGTGGCGCAACCACACCAACATCAAACGGCACAGTCGCTGCGGAAGATATCGTTGAAGCCAACGATATTCGTATCGTTACCGCACAATTGCGTGGTGCAAAAGCTCAGTCATTCAACGGAATGTACATGGCTTTCATCCACCCAGACGTGTCGTACGATCTTCGTCGTGAAACCGGCGCAGCTTCGTGGCGTGATCCACACGTTTACAGCAACATTGGGCCAATCTACAATGGCGAAATCGGTGCGTTTGAAGCCGTTCGTTTCATTGAGACTCCTCGCGCTCCAATTGATTTGACTGGTGGTGCAGGCGGCACAGTTGACTTGTACTCAACAATCATCATGGGTCGCCAATCATTGGCGAAAGCACACTCGATCACAGACGGCAATGGAGCATATCCAAAAGTTGTGCGTGGTCCAGTAGTTGATTCGTTGATGCGTTTCAATCCGGTTGGTTGGTACTGGTTGGGCGGCTACGGAATTTTCCGTCAAGCAGCTATCCGCGTTATCAACTCATCGTCTTCACTTGGCGGTGTGTAATCTCCGTTAGTTGAAGTAAGTTCACAAAATGTAGGGTCAGGCAGTTACCCCCTTCTGCTTGGCCCTACTTTTGTGTTAGGATTTGTTTTATGCCAACGTTTACTCCACCTACCGATGAATTGGTGCGTTGGGCTGATCCGTTTGATACATCAGTAGAGCATCGTTTATTTAGGTATTTGCGACCCGGAGAACGTGGACGTAACGTATATAAATTGACCGACAATAGTTACACCGAAAATCAACCTGGGGATATGACAACTGTGGCTATTACTTATTATGGGGGCCATGAGAACGTTGTTTCTGATGCTGAAGCTGCATCCTTAACCGCGGCAGGATATGGTAGTTATATATCATGAGTTTTCAAAAAGAGATAAATCGTCTTGCTAATACTGATGGCTTAGAAACGCAACGTGCCGCAAACGTTTTAGCAGGGACTACTGGCAAAGAATTATTGTATGCACTAAACGTTATTGCCGGTACTGTCAATAAAGAATTTAACCGCGTCGTGCAACTTATTGCTTTGCAGAATGGTGGCGATGACACCAAAGATGCAAATATTTCTTTTGATGATCTTGAATTTGGGTCAGTTATAATTGGCGGTTTTGATACAACAATTCGCGCTTTTAGCCAAGGCTTCACCGATGGCGCTGCCTATTTTGATGGCGGTGGCATAACTTATTAATATGATTCATCAAAGGGTGCATCCAAATCTGGATGTTGAGGATTGTTTTGGGTGCAAAATTGCACACTTTAATGTTTCGGCAGAAGCTATGCCTACCCGTAAACCGGAGTCAAAACGGATCATTGAGAAAGAAAGGGCGTTAGATAAAGACCTAGACGCCTATCATCGGTTGCGTTTAGATGGTCAGCAACCCAAAAGCATCGATGGTGCTGCCACCGTTGAGAAACGCGCAGAGGAAAACTGGCAAGTAGCAACAGGTATTTTGCCCGACAAAACCAATATCGTTGGTTAATTACGCTATGATATGTTGTGTATACAAAGAACGGAGCAACAATCATGCCAAAAGTAGGGAAAAAAGAGTTTCCATATACAGCTAAAGGCAAAGCCGCAGCTAAAAAGGAAGCGAAAAAAACTGGTATGCCGATGAAGAAAGCCAAAAAATACTAACAAATGTCAACTGCTGGTGCGGTACTTACTAGAGCCAGTCGCCAACTTTTATCGGGTACCGTTGAGGAACGAAACAAGTTAGCGACAACGGTTACTTCGTCAGACACTTCTATTGTGCTGTCCTATGACTTGGGTGGCTTTCGTGAAGGTTCGGTAATTGAAATTGAATCCGAACTTATGTATATATGGTCTACTGTTACGGCAACAAAAACTTTAACCGTTGAACGTGGTTACGACGGTACTACTCCGGTAGCACACACCGCCGGTGCTCTTGCTACGGTAAACCCCAGGTTCCCACGCCAACAAATGTTGGATTCTTTAAATTCGGACATTGACGATTTAAGCTCCACAATGAATGGTTTGTTTAGGGTTGTCGCTCAAGACATCAGCTACAACGGATCTGATCGCCAAATCAATTTAACTTCAGCTACAGGAATCATTGATTTAATTGATGTTAGATTGCGTTATTTAGCTGATGATTATCCAATTATTCGCAACGTTAGATTGCAACGCAATTTACCAACAGCAGATTTTGCATCGGGTTTTGCCATTGTTTTTGATGAACCGGTTATGGCTGGAACCCTTCGGGTTGTAACAAAACGCGAGTTTGTTCGCGCCACAAACGAATCATCGGATTTACAAACAACATGTTTTGTGCCTCAATCCTGTGAGGACATTTTGGAAATGGGTGTTATTTTGCGAATGATGAACGGTCGCGAAATCAAACGAAACTTTATTGAATCGCAAGGTGACACCCGTAGATCCGATGAAGTGCCTGCTGGTGCTACGCGGGATTCGCTGACAAATATTCAAAGATTGCGTCGTGAGCGCATTATCGCAGAAGCAGCACGACTCAAACAGCAGTATCCATTAGTTTTTAGGAAGTAGCCAATGGCTGCTGGCTTAATAGATTTTACAACCCCTTACACTCCTGCGTCTGGGTTCTATTCCGGTACTGGTGCAACAACCCTTGTACCTCATGTTTTCCCTGTTGCTATCAATGGCAGACCATATCTTATTGATCTAAAAGCTGGTTCGTTTCAACGACAATACGATGCTCGTGTTCGTGACTCAGTTGACCAATCTGCCGAGCCTGGCGAATCGGCTATTAACCCGCAAGGTTTGTGGCGACGTTCTCAATCGTCTTGGCATTATGGTGCTGGTCAAACTTATGGCGATACTGCCGACGCTGAACCGTATCGTTTTAATAATTCAAAAGGTATATACATTTGGGATAAAGGCGAACTTTCGCTGTTGAAAGATACGACAAAAGTTTATAACACTTCTAACGCAAACTTGTATGCGACTACCGCCGACGGTCGACTTTATGGTTCTGATGGGCAAAACGTAAAATACACAATCAATTTTGGCACGATTTCTACGGTTACAGGTACAGCAGCATCAAACATTTACAGCATTACATCCGACGGCTACAACGTATTTTTCTCGTATGCAAATGGTGACATAGATCAAACAAATGCTGGCACTAGTTCTGCTTCGGCATACATCACAGGTATCGAAGCGGGATACATGGCTTATGTAAAAGGCCGTTTAATGGTTGCGGGTCAAGGTACTGATAAACGAAAAATTTGGAACATCACAACTGCGGCGGGTTCAAGTGCAAACAATCCTTCTGCGCTTTTTACGCACCCAAGCACAAACTGGGAGTGGGTTGGGTTTGCTGCCGGACAAAATCACATCTATTGCGCAGGTTACTCGGGCAACATCAGTCTTGTTTACAAAACGCAAATCAAAGCCGATGGTACTGCACTTGATATTCCTACTGTTGCCGCAGAACTTCCGCAAGGTGAAATCATTACAACAATCTACGGTTATTTGGGTTATGTTGTTATCGGTACTACAACAGGGTTTCGTTTTTGTTCTTCTGATACTGACGGCAACTTGGTTATCGGACCGCTTATCGAGATTACAAATGGTGTAAACACGTTTGCTGGTATCGGTAAATATATTTATTTTGCGTGGAGTAACTTTGATTCCACTTCTACCGGTATTGGTCGCCTGGATGCTTCCGTGTTCATCACATCCAATCAACCTGCTTATGCTTCGGATCTAATGGCAACAACTCAAGGAACTGTTGTAGCAATCCATGAATACAACAATGAACCGATGTTTACGGTGTCCGGTCAGGGTGTTTACATCCCTCATGCCACCGATCTTGTTGCTTCAGGATATTTAGAATCAGGAATATATCGTTGGGGTATTCCTGATGCAAAATTTGTACCAAAATGGGATTTGCGTTGCCGACCTTTGGATGGGTCTGTGACATTATCAATCAAAGCTGACGGTGGTCAGTATCACGACTTTCAAGCATTTACTTTGGCTGGCGGTAAAGAGAAAACAATTGGCGGCTTAGAAGATCGAGTGTTTGAAGTTGAAGCAAAACTTACTTTAGGCAGGTCGGCTACAAATAACGCGGTCAGTCCTGAAGTGACCAGGTGGATGGGTCGTGCTTATGCTGCTCCGTTGCGTTCTCAAATTTTCTCGGTGCCACTAATTATGCACCACAAACTCAACATTCGCGGCAGAGAGTATTATCAAAATGTTGATGAGGAAATGGCTTTTTTACGGGATTTGGTAGATACCCCCCGCATCATTACTTATCAGGAAAACCGAGAAATCTATTCGGTAATCGTAGAAAATGTTCAATGGGAGGCGCTAGATGACTCAAATATTAACAATAGTTGGGACTGGGAAGGAACCGCTACTGTTATTATGAGATCAGTAGCGTAGTGTGATATAGTGCAGGAGACTTATGGCAGCAGTAACTAGGCGACAATACAAAGGTGCGGCAGCATCTACTACCACCACGAATGCCCTTAGCGTTTCGGACACTTCGGTAACCTTAACAGCGACTACCGGCTGGCCTTCTACTGCGGCTGTGCCGTTTTATGTGGTAATTGATCCAGGCACTTCATCTGAAGAAAAATGTTCGGCAACAATTTCTGGTAGCACTTTGACCTTGGTTCGCGCACAAGATGACACAACTGCTTCGGTTCATGCTTCGGGTGCGACGATCTATCCGGTGTTCACGGCTGATGAGGCTGATGAGGCGAACTTGTTTGCGTCGACGATGACTACTCGTGGTGATTTGTTGACGATGGGTTCTGGTCCTACGGTTGCCCGTATT